CAGTGACGTTGGTGGACGCATCGTCTAATATATTTAGCTTGTTTAAAACAAAAGCTATATCTTCAAATACTACAACAGAGCTATTAACACAGCCTCTTGTTATGGAGGCAAGTGAAGCTTTGAAAGTCCAAGCTAGTGATGCAAATGAACTGCATGTGGTAGCTTCTATATTAGAAATAGAACCAAGAGAGGTAACAACTTAATGCAAACAATAAAGCCAGAAAAGATAATAACAACCATATCTAACCTAAAGACGGGTGAGGTATATAAATCAGAGGACGAATGGAAGTTAAAAGGCGTGCCAGAAGCAGAGATTAGAAGAGATGTTAAAGTAATCATGCCTTCGCTTGATTTGTTCCCTAAAACAAAGTAGTGTGGAAAAATGGCGATAACTAGATCACAAATAGCAAGACAATTATTATCAGAAGGTGGAGTATCATTAGACGATGCCAAAGCAATGGCACCAAAAGGTGAATTTCTTGCATACATAAATCCAAAAGAAGCAGAGATGTTAAAAGATGCTGGAGGCTCCGGTATTATGACACCTATGGGTATTCCAAGTTTCGTTGACTTCGGAGCTGGCCCAGGATCTGTATCAGAAAGTTTAAGTGAAGCTGCAGGTTTGAGTGGACCATCCGGCGGTGGCGGAGGCGGAAATGGAAATGGTGGCGGAAATTTTTCTACTATAACTAGAGGACCAAAAGGACCCCCAACTGTAGGCGATGGAGGATCTGGACAATACATTACAAAAGATCCATATGGTAAACAGATAACTAATCTTGGAAGAAGAGGAGTTTCGTATGTAGCAGGATTGATTAACCCAGCTATAGGATACACTGTAAACCAACAATTAAAAGAAGAACAACAAAAACAAAAAGATTTAATGAACGCTATTCAAGGTGGTCAACAATTCTTTGGTGCAACGCCTAGAAGTTTAACAACAGCGTATAAAGAAACAACAGGCATGAAAACTGGACCAAGCGGACCTCCAGGTGGAGGCGGCGGAGATGGTCCAATCATTCCAAAATTACCGCAAGTTGCACAACTGCCCACGGACATTGAAACACCAGCAAGTGATTCAGAAAAACAATTTGATGTAAGATTCTTTTTAGATCCTAGATTTGAAGCAAAAGATGGTGGTGAAGTTTCTGTAGATGACGCAGAGAAGATGGCACCTCCAGGTGAATCATTAGCTTATATCAATGATGACGAAGCAGCATTATTAAAATCATTAGGTGGTGCAGGTGAGGTTGTTAATCAAACAGGTATACCATCATA